CCACCACATGATCTAGGACATAAAATTACTAACAAAGAAGGTAAGGAATTTGAAAAGAAACTAGGGGAGTGGATAATAGAAATAATACAAAAACAAATGGACAAACATGCAGCAGCGGATAGAGACAATAATATTAAAGAATCTATTACACAATGAAGAATATTCTAGAAAAGTATTACCATTTTTAAATAAAGATTATTTTTTAGAACATACAGATAAATTATTATATCAGCAAGTAGACCTATTCATCAACAAGTATAATAATTTGCCCACTAAAGAGGCGTTAGTTATTGAGTTAGATAATACTTCATTGAAGGATGAAGAATTTGAAAACGTAACAGAATTATTAACCCATTTGGAGGGGCAAAAAGATGAAAAATCAGATATTCAATGGTTATTGGAATCAACAGAAAAATTCTGTCAAGACAAAGCAATATACAATGCCGTTGTCCACTCAATTAAAATATTGGATGAACCCGAAAAATCTAAGTCTGACAAAGGTGCTATTCCTGAGTTGCTTACCGATGCTCTTTCTGTTAGTTTTGATCCTCATGTCGGTCATGACTATCTTCTTGATTCTGATGATCGTTATGATTTCTATCACAAGATTGAAAAAAAGATTCCTTTTGACCTTGACTACTTCAACAAGATAACTCAAGGTGGATTGTCATCTAAGACATTGAATATTGCTCTCGCGGGAACAGGTGTTGGTAAATCTTTGTTTATGTGTCATATCGGCGCAAGTGCATTATCACAAGGTAATAATGTTTTGTATATTACATTGGAAATGGCAGAAGAACGTATTGCAGAACGAATTGATGCAAACTTATTAAACATTCGATTGGATGATCTAGTAAGTTTACCTAAAAAGATGTATGAGAAGAAAATTAATGATCTCAAGAATACAGTCAAAGGTAGATTAATCATTAAAGAATATCCTACAGCTGCGGCGAGTACAAATCATTTTAGAGCATTATTAAATGAACTAAATCTCAAGAGAAATTTTAGACCAGATATGATTCTTGTTGATTATATCAATATATGTTCTTCTGCGAGGATCAAACCGGGACAATATGTGAATTCATACAGTTATGTAAAATCTATCGCCGAAGAACTTAGGGGATTGGCAGTAGAATTTGATGTTCCTATTTTGTCAGCTACCCAAACGAATAGGGCGGGATTTCAAAATACAGATGTTGGTCTTGAAGATACTAGTGAAAGTTTTGGACTACCCGCCACAGCAGATTTTATGTTTGCTCTAATCACGAATGAAAACTTGGAAGAAGCAGGACAAATATTAATCAAACAGTTAAAAAATCGATATAGCGATCCTACCTCAAATAAGAAATTTTTAGTAGGAGTAGATAGAGCAAAGATGAGACTTTCCGATTTGGGAGAAGAATCTCAAAAAGGATTGGTAGATACTGGTGGAAAAGAAGAAAAACAAGATGTTCCATTATTTGATACATCTACTGGTGGTAGGATGAAAAGCAAGAAAGATTTTGGGGAGTTTAAGTTTGAGTGATGATAATATAGTAGATTTAGATGAATATAGAAAGGAAAAACATAAGGTAGAAGCAAAACCTATTTCCCACCTGAAGGCATTTGTGCCAGATCAATACTACATTTACCCAGATATGGGTATAATGATCCACGTATTGTTTATTACAGATCAAAGTATACATTTTGGAGAAGCAGTTTATGTAATGGAAGACCAATATGGGAATTTCTTTGCGGATATAGTCGAAGAAGAGACTTGTGAGGGTTGGCATTTACTACATAAAGATGTTTTTCTAAAAGCTGTCGCAGATAATAGACCTCCTGAGCCTCCTGAGCCACAAGTGGGGTGACTTGTTATTATAAATATATCAGTAAACTTTATTCTTTTTATGGGAGAAATAATGCGCAATTTTAAAGATTTTTTAGTAGAAGAAATCATTAATGAAATGAGTATCTATGATACAAAGTATCCTGTAGGTACACAATTTTCACCCTCTGGTAGTCATATAGATACTCTCAATGATAAAGGAATGCCTGTTAAGGCTAATAGTTTATTGACTAAGGTGGCGGCAACTGATGGTGCAATAGAGGTTGAGTTAGGTGGCACAGCATCAGTCGAAGCATGGGTAGAATTAGATGATACAGTTTATCATGTTACCGGATCAAGAGATGGAGTATCACAAAAATTTATTAAAAGAACTGATGGTGGTGGTATTAATTGGAATGCAAAAACTATTGAAACAGCGCAATGTCTAGGAGTATTTGTAGATGGTGAAGATTTATTAGCAAGAATATCAAATCCAGACGCAGTGCCTGGAGATGACCTAAAAGTGATAGATGAAATTATTAAAGGTTTGGGCGGACAACATGATTATGAATCAGCAGGAGTTTCAGGAATAGTTTCGGTTCTTAGTAATCCCAAATTAAGAAATCCTTATGATTTAGCTCAAACTTGTTATCTTGCTAGTGGTATGACTACTTTTGTGAAAGCGATAGGTGGAACATTTGAACACATTATTCATGGAAGTATTGGTGATTATTATGCAGCAGAAAAAAGTAATGATCAAATAGAGAAAACCGGATCAAAATTTCCTACACCAGACATGGTACTATGTAATAAAAAGGCAGCCACAGTAATTGCAGAATTAGGAAAGAATAAAGTAAAATTTGAAGAAGATGGTGCAGTTGGGATCAAAGGAATTTGTAGTTTTGAGGCCATTCCCGATACAAAGTTTATCTTAGTTTCATTAAAGAAAGCAAAAGGTGATGCACAATTAGGGAAAATCTATAAAGCAATGAAAGACAGATACGGTCTTGATTCTTTTGAAGATATGCTTAAAACTGCATTGACAGAGGGGTGGTTTACAAATGCATTAGGTAAGGCTAAAGGAGTTGTTTCTAAGGTATGGGATCATTTAAAAGCAGCATTTGCTAAAGTGATCGGATTATTGTCACAATTTACTAGAAAAGCTGAATCTCAAATGTTAACGAGAGGAAATCAAAGTCACAGTAAAGATGCTATAGATTTATTTAGAGAAGCAGGAATTAAGGTTTCTTTATCTGAAGAAGCATTATTGGAGGCAGGAAATCCAGCCCCAGTTATTCACAAACTTTCTCTTAGTGACTTACAGTTAATGATGAATAACATTGATAAACACCTTAAAGCATTTAAGGCTACATCAAAGAAATCAGATCATGTTGCTTGTGCCGGAAAATTTGGAAGTTTAAAGGCTTCTAAAAAAATGACACCTTCTGATCGTATTAAATTATTTACAAACTGGCTTACTATTAGAACACTTGAAGATATGTTTAAGGGTGGAACAATTTCTGATGCAAAAATTGTTGCAAAAGAATTAGTAGCACTACAAAAAGAAATGTTTTTTGGTGCAACAGATTTACCAGTATGGAAAGTTTATGGGGCGAGCAATCCTACAGATAAAGACACTTTTGATTATTTGGGTAGTGGTACGCAATTTGTTAAAGATAAATTGGATTCCATTAATGCAAGTCAAGTTCCATTAATCGGAGTTGAAGGTGCAAATCAAGGCAACAAATATTACACAATGTATAGTTCTTTTTGTCTATCCGTAGGACAAGATGGAGAATTAAGTTATAGTTTAAACAGAATGGGTACTAATAAAGGCGGTGGACAAATGTCTTATGTTGTTGAAGGATATTCTATTGTCGATGCCGAATTTTTTAACGATCACTATTACGACTGATATATGTTTGCATTTGCCTCATTTTTAACAGAACAAAAGAATCTCCACATGGAACACCTTGAAGATGAGGTGTTAAATGGTGGAGTAGAAGGAACTAGGGGAGCAATAAATTTCCTTCAAGGATTGAGGGATATGTTAGCAGGAAGTTCAGCTTCTTCTGTAGATGTTACAGTAAAATGGGATGGAGCACCCGCAGTGTTTGCAGGAATTAATCCTGAGAATGATCAATTCTTTGTAGGAACAAAAGGTGTATTCGCTAAGAATGCAAAGATAAATTATACTGATACAGATATAGATAATAATCATTCAGGAGGATTAGCAGAGAAACTTAAAGTTGCACTTAAAGAATTATCCAAAGTAAACATACAAGGTGTTTTACAGGGTGATATGATGTATACTCATAATGATATTACAAAAGAAACGATTGATGGTGAACCTTATATTACTTTTCAACCAAATACTATCGTTTATGCAATACCAGTGAAATCAAAGTTGGCGGCTAAAATCCTGTCCTCTAATATGGGAATCGTATGGCACACCACTTATAGTGGAGATACGATGGAGGACATGACCGCCTCCTTTGGTGTTAGTTCGGGGGCGTTTAGTGAAAGTAGTTCAGTATGGCAAGCAGATGCATCATTCAAAGATCATTCTGGAAGTGCCACTATGACAAGTAAAGAGACTGGTGATGTTACTAAAATATTAAGTCAAGCTGGTAAACTGTTTAGAGAAATAGACTCTAATACTCTGGCTATGGTAGCGGGAGATCCTACACCAAAAGAATTGATAAAGACGTATAACAATAAAATGGTGAGAGAAGGACAGAAGATTTCAAATCCTAAAAGACATACTGCAGGAGTGATTAAATTTGTATATGATAAGTTGAAAGCAGATGTAGATAAGGTAAAAAGAGAAAATACGAAAAAAGAGAAACAACGTAAGATGGATTTATATGTTGACTTTTTCAGAAAACATTCTTCAGATTTAGTCAAGATATTTGCATTACAAAATTTACTTATTGATGCAAAATTAATAATTCTTAGAAAATTAGAACAAGTTAAATCTATCAAAACGTTAATGAAAACA